ATACGTCATTTGTTCATACTGGATTGACAAACGGCACCGTTTACACATATCGCGTGTCTGCCGTAAATACAGTGGGCACAGGCGTACCGTCTTCGACTGTTTCGGGCACACCCGCGAATTCAGGACCACTTACGGATGCTAATATATCTTCGGTGGCTTCTAACGGTTGGACAATCCTATACAATAATCCGCCTGTTGAGTTTGATCCTGTAGGTGATTCTCGATACATTGTAGTAAGTGACACCGGATTCAATGAATCTGGCGCAACCGTTGCAGTGCAACGAGAATTGCGCATGATGAAGCGCACGAGAACTCCGGGGGCGACTAGTCCACTGACAGTGAATGAAGTAGCAGCCGAAGACGTGGTATATGCATCTACATCACTTGTTGGAACTTCTGCGATAAATAACTCAACTAGAGCTTATCCCAAGCCGTTGGCTATGTGGGTAACCAAAGATATGGGAATTATTCGATCTGGAGACACTTCGTGGCCTGCACGACTTTGCGTTTCTCACCCACATGGAGGCAATGGTAAACCGGTTGCATGTGTTGAGTTTCGCCTAACTGATGGCGTTACAACAAATTCGTCAGTTGTATCCACCATGTCTTCAAAGCAATACGCAGCGTCTGGGCTTTACGGAGCCTATTTTGAAGTTGATCTTGTACCAATGCTCTCTGGGTTAGCTACAGGGGGACAGCTTGTATTGGACGCTATCATTAAACCATGGGTCGGAGATTCTTTCACTATCAGCACTGACGCAGACTCGTATCCTTCCCCCAACTTGACAACTCTTAAAGTAGTTAATGATAGTGATGGTTCTTACGGAGAGGCGTACGTTTTTGTGGACCCAGCCGCTGGCGATGATGGCACCGGGTCGGCGTCTGCGACTTTTGCTACGGCACAAGCGAATCCGTTCGCAACACTGCTTGCCGCAGGCAACGCATTAGAAACCTTTAACAACGCGAACTACAGTCGTAATAGCGCTTCGGGCGGAGAGATTGTATTGGCAGATGGCACATATGATCATAGTTCTCTTGGCGGGATCGCTACTGACAGTTCGTCAACCGTTGTAATTCGTTCTCTTTCTCCGTCTAATAAGTCGTCGGTAATCTATCAAGACCCCGGTTCAAGCGTTACTAGCGGAACGCCTGACCACTCAACATGGAAAGACATCACGCTTCGTAAGCAAGGAGGTAGCGTTATTTTCTTTGATAGCGGGGCAAACCTTGGATCGATGGACCGCACCAATCAGTTTTTGAACTGTGATTTTGACCAAAACGGTACAAATGGTTACAATGCTTGGTTTTACAGAACAGGTCGTCTTTATTTTGAAGACTGTTCCGGTCTTTTTGGCTTTACAGCAAATTTCTCTACAGTAAATAAAGTTACCAATCTTGTGGGGTGTTCTGGCCCCCAATCTGGTGCTGCGTATAATATGTTTGCCTGCCAGTTTGATGACGGCGCTTTCACAGATCAGATCGTTCAGTCAAATCGCCCAAAAGGGGTAGGACAAATGTTAGCGTTTAGCCATTTGACGCAAGATACAAACGCTTCTCGGGTGATTGGGTTTAACGATGCGCCCGAAGAAAGAGGCGTGGCTTGGGTCATGTCTATTGCTGAACACACGGGGGGTACGACTGGTCCCGCAATGCAGATTCATGCAGATGGCAATACCACACCAATCTTGAACGCACAGGCGTATGGCATGACGGTCCTCGGGACTCGAACAAACTGGCTTTATCAAGACACCGGCACTGCCGAAGTGACAAAATATGGTTGGATGATTGGCTGCGTAAACCATGATCGGAACACAAAAGGTGACCTGTTCCCGCCGGTTGAGGCTGCAAGAACGGGTAACTGGTCGGTAATGTATCAGGTTGGGCATCGCTATAACGCCACCCGAGAAGGCTCCGCATCAAACGACAATACTGGGCCGGGATCGTGGCTTGGAGAAGTATCCCACCCATCAGATGTCAACGGTACAAACGCTGCCCCCGTGGACTTCCTCTGGGCAGATGATCAGAGCTTTACAGCGGCAGGATCAGGTGGCGGCGACTACACGCCGGGGGAACTGACTCCATTACCAACAATACCCTACTCTGATGTTCACTACCCGATTGATATGAAAGGGAGAGCAGTTCCGACTGACGGCACTGCGGTTGCGGGTGCGCTTCAAAAAGCTTAAACTGAAAATAAAGGAATATACTATGCAAATAATAACTCGTAAACATTTTGCCCCTCAAACCGACCCGGAAACCGGAGAAGTAAAACTTAAAATTTGGAAAATGTCTATAGAAACAGAAGACCAAAGCCCGTTATCAAATTTTCCATCACCCTATGGAAAATCTGTAGAAAAAGATTCAAACGGTACCTGACAAAATAAAAGCAAACCGAACAGGGTTGACATAATCTTTTTTATGTAGCATTCTACTATTATGACCACACAAATTCCAAATCCTGTTGCTCGCAACGAACTCGCGGTACCTTTCCGCGCGTCTACGTTTTTGCATCCCGACTATGTTTACTATGCGCCCGAGTGGGAACGCATTCGTGATGCAGAGATTGGGGAGATCGAGGTAAAGCGCAAGCGGGAAAAATATCTTCCCAAAATGCCTACACACGATAAGCATCAGTATGAAGCTTATTTGCGGCGCGCTGTTTTCTACAACATGACTTCGCGAACGCTCAATGCGTTGTATGGTACGGTTTTTCGCCGCATGCCAAAGATTTCCGGCATTTCGGGAAAGTTGCGCGACAAAACAAAGCGGATCACAAAAGACTCGATGTCTTTGCATCTCTTGGCCAAAACAATGGTCAAGGAGGTTTTGGCTGTTGGTCGCTTCGGTATGCTGGTTGACGCAAATCCCGATGGCACCGGAGATGCTTACATTGCCCACTACGTTGCGGAAAACATCGTTGATTGGGAAATGGAAGAAATCAATGGATACTGGCAACTTTCCAAAGTAACGCTTCGCGAAATTTATTACGACCGCACAGGACCTTTTTCTCCGTACGACTACAAAACACGCTATCGGGTTTTGATGCTGAACGATGTTGAAGGGGTCATGACCTACGAACAGTTTGTATACGAAGACATTGAAGGTTCGGAAATTCCAGACCTCGACAATCTTCCAGATCGCGTTATCACGCCGACTGTTCGCGGACAAGCCCTAGATTACATTCCGTTTATGATTGTTGGTCCTTTCACCAACCATCCTGACGTACAGAAGCCACCTATTCTCGACATCGTGACTCTGAACTACGCGCACTACTATTCATACGCGCAGTTGGAGCACGGACGTTTTTACACCGCCAGCCCAACATACTGGGTTCAGAATGATTCCAACGCGCAAGGCGAGTATCATGTTGGTCCGGATACCGTTTGGTTGCTGGACAAAGGTGAACAAGCTGGTATTCTGGAATTCAACGGCAACGGCCTAAAGTTTCTGGAAAGCGCCCTCGCGCAAAAAGAAGCACAGATTTCCGCCATTGGCGGACGCATGATGCCGGGAACTTCTCGCGGTGCGTCTGAAAGCGACAACTCGTTGCTCATGCAAGAACGTAACGAACAAACTCTTTTGTTGAATCTTGCGGACACTTCTGATGAAGGTTTGACGCAAGTTCTACATTGGTGGGCTGACTGGAACAACGCGTCACCGACCGAAATTGAGCGCATTACGTTTGAAGTTAACCGAGACTTTTTGGTCAAAGATGCCGGAGCACGCGAGTTTCGTGCAATCCACCAGATGTATGCTGACGGCGTTATTCCGGTGGAAGTCGTATACGACTATCTCAAGCGCGCAGATGTTATTCCAGAGTGGATGGAAGAAGAACAATACATTCGTCTGCTCAAGGATACTAAGCAGTTTCCAAACATGGTTGATGTTTTGGCAAAGATGCAAATGTTCCCGGATGCAAAGAGCTTCCACGAATTCCGCATGGCTCGCGAAGAATTCAATTCCACAGCCGAAGCTCCACAAAGCAATTCAAATGAACCGAACATGCCCGGTGTTCCGGAGCAGGCTCGCAGCGCGCAGGCGTTGAGTCAGCAGCAACAAGCCTCGGAGGATGAGGAATGATCCTCCGAGAAATCTCTGACAAGATGGATAAGATCATCGATCTACTGGAAGAGCTGACTGGCGATCAACAAACCCGCCCGCAAGTTCCAGTTATACCAACCATTCCGGTGGCTCCGCCAACGTTTCCTCGGGCAACAACACGTTGCCCACGTTGTCACATGGATTTTTCTGGTATCACTGGGTATGTTTGCAGCCAGCCTGATTGTCCTACAGGCATGGGACCGGTGATGTCATGAAGCGCCTTCCGGGAATGCCTGATTTCGCGGATCACGACGAACTCGATCTAGACGCCCTCGACGCCATGGATGAATATAATCAGGGCATTTTGTCTTTTGACGAACTGAAAGAATTGGTTGGGCCGGAGGCTGCGCAATCTATTCACGTGCTCGCAAATGGCGATCATGATCCAAACTCATACTTTGACGATCCAGAAAATTATTAAAAGTGTGACCCGTTTTTTCGCTTGACCTTGACATTTCTTTCAAGATCGGGTATCAATACGAACATCAAGAATAATTACGACTTGTCCAAAAACCGACAGATGTGACAATTTGTGATTACCGAGGGGACCCACTCTCACCTGATGCCGGTGGTATCAGTTCACTCAAACAGGGCGCGGCACGGGGTGCTGTGATTATCATGCCAGCAAAATTGACTTACGATTCACTCGCAGATGTTCCAGATGGAATTCAGGAGTTTGCGAAAGAGGGCGATGACGGCAAATATGTCGTCGTGGTAGACGGCGCAGAGCGCGTTAAGGAGTTTCGAGAAAAGAACATCGAAATTTCCAAAGAACGCGACGGACTGAACGCGTCCCTCGCCCAGTACGAACAGGTTACGGGAGTTGCACTCCCCGATCTTGAAGAAGGTAAACTTTCAGACTTTGCGAAGACGTTGGAAACGCTTCGGGACACAAAGAAGAAAGTTGAAGACGGCAACTTGGTTGAGAATACATCTCTCGAAGAAGCCGCAGCAGCGCGGGTAACGGATGTTACCAACAGTTTTAAGACGCAGCTTGCTGAAATTGCGAAAGACCGCGATGCACACAAGACCGCAAAAGAACGTGCGGAACAACGTGCAAACGCGATGCAGGTCGAAAACACCGTCCGACTGGCGGCTGCTGACCCTGATATCGCAATGATCGACAAGGCTGTCACGTTTGTTTTGCCGAAGGCACTCCAAACGTTCCGAGTTGAAGGCGACGGCACAGTTACGCCGAAAACCTCAGATGGCACGGTTATTTACGGCTCCGATGGGGTCACACCGATGTCCATGAAAGAATGGCTGCTCAAAGAGCGCTCTGAGAACGACTTTTTGTTCCAAGGCTCCAAGGGCGGCGGTGCGAGCGGAAACGCTGACAAAGCTTCGGGTCGCCTGACCCAAGCACAGTTGGATGCGATGTCGCCGCAAGAGAAAATGAAGTACGCGCGTAAGCACGGACTGTAACGACTGGCAGGGGCAGTTTCTCTGCCCCCGCTAACCGACTTTCACGGTGTGAAGGTTTTTAATACCCTTGGCTTTCTCGGGCTGAGTTGAGGGATCGCTTTTTCAGGCTCGGTGAGCCTGCTTCAAAGCCCACCAAATCGAAGCAAGCAAACCGAAGTTTAGGAGACACGAAAGTGATCACTCTTTTCGAAGCATCCAAGCTCAATCCGGGTGAGGTTCTACGGAACACCATCATTGAGCACTTCGCTCGTACGAGCGACCTGCTTCGCGCTACCCGTTTTATCAATGTTGACGGCGGCGCGTATGTTTACAACATGGAAGGCTCCCTGCCGGGTGTCGCATTCCGTGGTGTTGGTGAAGGTTACACGCCTTCCGCTGGCATCATGAACCCAGAGACTGAGCGTTTGCGCATCTCGGGTGGCGACCTTGACGTGGACCTTGCAACACTCAAGATGACTTCTGAGGACATTCGTGGTTCCCACGAACTCAAGAAAGTCAAGGCGCTCTCGCTTACCATCGGCTCCAAGATGATCAACGGCGACAGCCTTGCTGATCCTCGCGAGTTCGACGGCCTGCGCGCACGTATCGGCGGCGACCAGCTTCTTGATGCGGGCAACACAGACGGCGGTGACCCTCTCAAGATCACGCACTTGCGTGACCTGATCGACCAAGTGGACGACCCAACCCACCTGCTTATGTCGAAGAAGATGCGTAACCTGCTTTCGGCAGCCGCAACTGATCCGGCAATCGGCGGTTACATCACTTACACGCAAGACGAATTTGGTCAGCGTGTTACGCAATTCGACGGCCTTCCAATTGTCGTTGTTGATTATGACGCCAGCGGCGATCAGATCATTGCGTTTGATGAGACTGGCGCTGGTGGACCGACTGCTACGGCAACGTCGATCTACTGTGTGAACATGTCCGACGAAGGCGTCGTTGGCCTGCAAAACGGTATCATGGAAGTTCGTGACCTTGGTGAACTCCAAGAACGTCCGGTCATGCGTACTCGCGTCGAATGGCTTGTCGGCATGGCCGTCATGCACGGTCGCGCAGCAGCCCGTCTCCGTGGTATCAGCAACGCAGCGGTCATCAAGTGATCCTAACTGAGGGGGCCTAGCGCTCCCTCGCAATACCCCCTCAGAAGGCACAGACCTCTACCTCACAGGAGAATAAGACATGGCTCGTTCCGCAGTCTACTACACCTACGACAACGACACAGCGTTTGCTGCTCCGGGTTCTCCGGCGGTAACTGCTTCCGCAGTCGTTGACGCCGCTGCTCTTGCAGGCGGCTCATTCGCAACCGCAACCGGCCTCGACCTTGAGTCGCTTGACAAACTCGTCAACGCGCGTGAAGGCGAGCAAAAGAATGAACTTGGCGCACAGGGCTACGACATCGCTGTCGTTGTTTCTGACGCAAAGACTTCTGTCGGTGATGAAGCGTACACGTTCAACGTATATGTCGGCGCAGCAGGCGACGGCAATGGCGGCACGCTCGTCGGTTCTGTCGCAATGGCAGCCGGTGCAGCAACGCCCGGTCAATACGTTGTGTCCCTTGACGCGGCCACCATCGAAAATCTCGATGCAGACCGCGAAGAAATTGCACTCGAAGTCGTTGCCGCAGGCACCGCACCTTCGGTCACTTTCTCGGCTTGGCTGAACCTCGGCTAATCCGCCGTAAATGAAAACAATAGGGAGCCTTTCGGCTCCCTATTTCCCTGACACCTAAAGCCGGAGACTCCCGACCATGGCTGGCAACAACAATTTCAATGCAAGCAATGTCCAAGTCAAAGTTTATGACAAGGACAAAACCGAATATGCCGTTTCGCGTCCAAACGCACGTGAACTGGTAGCAACCGGAAACTATTTCTGGGCCGCAGAAGACATCGGAAAAGATCGTCTTGAAGCCGATGGGCCTGCGAACCCCGCTGCCGAAGTGATGACCATCTACGACAAGGATGGTAACGCCCACGAAGCTGCCCGTGCAAATGCACGTGATTTGGTGGCAGGTGGAAATTACACATGGGTTCCGGCGCACGCGGAAACAGAAACTACGTCTGATGAAGACGAAAAGTCTGATGACGCTGCTGCCCCAACTGATCCAGTTGTGCCCGAGGATGCCCCGGCAGACGAAACACTTGATCCTGTGAACAGTTCGCTTGTGTCTATTGCACAGCGCGTTGCAGGAAATGACGATGTATCAGCATACCTCAACGGCTTCCCCGTTGAAACGCTTCGTGACATGGCGATGCAGCGGTATGGTGAAAAAGTCCATCACCGCGCTTCCAAAGAAAATGTCATCACGAAGATGATTGAACTCGAAGAAGCGAAGCTGGACTCGCAAGATATTTAATCTTTTTGGCAAGTAATCTAACCCAAAATTAAAACAAAAGCACGCATTTGCGTGCTTTTTGTTTTATATAGTGTATTTTAGAAACCGCATGGGGGTGACTTTTCGTTTTTTGTGTGATATGGTTTTTTCATCCAATAAGCGGAGTCCTTTCAATGGCTTACAAGCGCGTATATGCACCAAGCGGTGAACCTTTCGACGTTCCGGAAATCCGGGCGAATGACCTTATTTTGCAAAAAGGTTGGACCCAACAACCCCAACAACCCCAACAACCCCCAGTAGCCGTTGTGCCTGTCGTAGAAGACCTCCCCGAAGTTGTAGAGGAAGATTCTGACGACAAACCAAAGCGCCGTCGTCGCACGAAGGCTGAGTTCGGCACTGCGGAGTAACAATGCCTGAATCTGATAACATGGGTGGTGCTGGACTTGCATTCCTTCTTGCCGAATTTCGTGACCTGAGAAAGGGCATGGAAAACCGAGATGATTCTTTGCGCGATTCCATCAACGGCGTACGAGGCGATGTAAAAGACCTCGCAATCAGCGTAGACCGCTCACGCGGTGAAGTTGATGCAATGCGCGGCGACGTAGAAACGGTTAAGACCGATCTACACGCACTGCGCAGTGACGTAGACGATATTCAAAAGACAACGGAAAGCGACCGTATCCGGCGTGAGTCTTCTTGGTCTGGTCCGCGCAACCTTATCAAAATTCTTGTTCTACTTGGTACCGCTGCTGCGGCACTTCTCGCTTTGATCAATTTTGGTCCAAGCGTAATGCTCCTGTTCGCGGCAGGATAATTCCTGAACTTCCCGGCCTTCATAACACCGACCTCGACTCGGTGAACACTACCCTTTTGTCAAAAGGAGAGAAGTATGTGCCACGACCCAGACTCGGAAATGAGTCCCAAGGCAGTTCGTCGGCAGCAACGCAAACAGGAAAAGGAAAAGCGACAATTGCGTCGAAATCCCAAGCCCATTGAGGCCCGCACTGCTACCCAAGGACTTTACATTGACAGCCTTCAAACAAACGAGCTAACGTTTGCAGTCGGCCCAGCGGGGGTAGGCAAAACATACGTCCCCGCCCGAGTTTTTGGTCAGATGATTTCCACAGGAGAAATCAACAAACTCTATCTCTCACGTCCTCCGGTTGCAAAGGCAAAGCACCGCATGGGTTTCCTACCGGGAACAGAGGAAGAAAAAACGGCACCATGGGTTGCGCCAATTTATGAAGGACTGAAAGACGCAATGTCGGGTAGCGATTTTGACCGCCTCCGACGCGAAAAGAAAATTGAGATTGTTCCATACGAATTTATGCAAGGCCGCACCTTTCGGGACGCCGCTTGGATCGTAGACGAAGCAGAAAATCTCGATCTGGATGACTTCTACATTACGCTGACGCGTCAAGGTGAAGATTTGCGCGCAGCAATTTGTGGAGACATCAAACAATCTCGTATCAATAACAGCGGCTTGAAGACAGTTGTTGATATGGCTAACCATCCCAGCATGGAAGGCATCGGCATTATCGAATTTGACGAAGAAGACGTTGTTCGCTCACGTCAGGCACGTCAATGGGTAAAGGCTTTCAACCGCATGCCCTTGCCAGATGTGACAAATTGTGGTAAGGGTATTGATGAATTCCAATCGAACCCTCCTGAATTTCTCCGTCGAGGAAACTGATGCCTGTATTTGAAGTTGAAGATGGTACCGGCGTAGCCGGTGCCACTTCGTATCTCACTGTTACCGAAGCGGCAGACATTCTTTCGCTCAATCCCGTAGCCTATGCTGCGTGGATTGGCATTGGTGCTGTTTCGGATCAAGAAAATATCTTGATGTGGGCTTCCCGATACATCGATCAATACGTTGATTGGAGCGGTTACAAGACTGACGACGACAGCGGGCTTCGTTGGCCCCGTGATTGTGTTTATGACATGGACGGGATCATGATCGCGAATAACGTGGTCCCAAATCAAGTCAAGCGTGCTGTGGCACAATTGGCTATTTTCTTGAACTCAAGTCAGGCAGCCAAAACAGGCGGACAATCCGCAGTCTTGCCGGAAGGCATCAAACGCGTTCAAGCTGACGTTGTTGAGGTTGAGTTCTTCGAAGACGGAAGTGCTGACTCTCGCACAGGTTCCGATCTGCTTCCTGTCAACATGGCTTTCCTTATTCGTGGTCTTGGCACCATTATTACGGGACGCCAGCGTACAGCACGAGCTATTCGCTAATGTTTGAAACCCTCCTGAAAAACCAAGTTCAGGGTGTTATGGACATCCTTGGACAGGAAGATGGCCTTGCGCCAGAGCATACGTATGTACGTACGGACACAAGCGCGTATGATCCGGCGACTGGCACGGTGAACAACACCGAAACAACGTACGCTGACATTCCCATGGTACTGGCGCGCTACAAATCCGAAGAAATGGATGGCGAAAAGATTGTTGTCAATGATCAGAAAGCCATTGTAGCGGCACTTGATCTTCCTGTAATCCCTCGCGTCCAAGATCGCATTGTTCTTTCAGACGGACGTAATTTCATGGTCATGGATTTCAAAGGTGTTCCGGGAGATAGTGTTTGGATTATCCAAATTCGTGAGACCGAGTAATGGGGGACGTGGTTGCAAATCCTCTCCAGTTTAATCGTGGATTGGACCTATACGTAAAGCGGTTTGAACGCCGCTTCAAAAATCGAATGCGCATGCTTGTAAATGAAGGCATGCGTCGAATGCTTCGTCGGACACCTGTTCACACCGGACAGGCGGCTATGAGTTATGTTGCGTCCGTGGGGCAACCAGCGTCCTCAAGTAATACAGGATTTGCTCCGGTAGAACCCACCAA